ATGGCTGGGATAGCGGGATTTGAACCCACGAGTGACGGAGTCAAAGTCCGTTAAAATCGCTGAAATTGTGCTATTTCACGTTTTTATAGCGCCTGTAAAATTGTCAAAAATCATACAAATGGCGTAATTATTGTCCAACAAAAAATCCCCCGACAGAGCCTTTTTGCTCCGCCGGGGGATAACTGTTTATTCAGCCTTTAAATCCTTAACGTACATCCATCCGGTAACATCAGTACCGATACCTATCAGCGCTTCCTTGCCGTCCTTTGACATCGTGATAACGTCAAAAATCGTCGTATAAACAAACGGATACGGTTCCGTGCCGTCAGAAAAAGTAGCACTGGCATTGACCTTAACTTTACCACCAACCTTTACTGCCTTAGCAGCATCTGCTGACGGTGCCGGCTGATTAGCAAGATAAAGATCTGATATGTATATCCAGCCTGTCCACTGATCACCAATACCGATACGGGCTTCCTTTCCGTTGCGTGACAGCAGCTGTACATCATAGACAGTGTTGTAGACTTCCGCAAAAGGCTTTGCACCGTCCGAAAATGTTGCTCCTGCCTTTACCCTGACCTTGCTTCCTACTGTAACAGTTGTGCTTGTGGGCTTCTTTGCCTTATAAAAAGACTTTTCGCCCATCAAGTACGGCAGAGAATCTACATACTGCGTACCGTCAAACACATCAAAGTGCAGGTGCGTTCCGTAAGAGTAACCTGTATTGCCTTCCGTGCCTAACACCGTGCCGGCTTTAACCTTCTGACCGACTTTAACCTTTACACTGCCCTTGACCAGATGCAGATAACGACTGTATACTCCGCTCTCGTGCTTGATGCGGACGTAGTTGCCTGCTGTATATGTATCACTAAAGCCGTCAACAAAATCCTGCATAGCGACAACCTCGCCGTCTGCTACGGCAATTGCATTGCAGGCATGACCTGCGTCATTGATAAAGTCCATACCGTGATGTGTGCTGTAAGATGGCTCTCTTGTGCCGTAATCGGCTGTGCAATACTCTGACTTGCTTTCCAGCACATGATACTTTAAATTGTACTTTCCACTCATATTATTCTTCCTCGCTTTCCTTCTTCAGCTGAACCATTATATCTTTCAGCTTCTTCGGCACGGGCAGTCCGAGATTGCCCGCATTTTCGATAATCGACAGTCCTTCATTCGCTATGTAAAAAAGCATAACCGCTGACATAGCCACAGGCGTACCGCCTAAAACATACATATCCGCTATGTGTCCAAGCGACACAAACACAAGGATCATCAGCTTTTTGGCAAGCCCTCTGAAGCCCACCTCGCTGGATAACTGTTTGTTAATAGCCGCTACGACAACGCCGGTGATGTAATCGGTCGCCATAAACGCTATCAACGCCCAGAACAGCCCCGTAACCTCTCCGTACATAAAGCCTAAAACCGCTCCGACAGCACCTGCTATGCTGTCAATAATTATCTGTATCTTGCTCATTTTTTCGTCCTTTCTGCCTATTCGGCTAAAAAATCTTCTATTGCTATCATCTCGGCGGGTGTCAGAACGACATTCGTCGAGAGAATATCAATCTTTTCGGGTATATCAACATCAATGTTGAGCAGCTCCTCAAGCTCCTCATTGCAAACATCTACGTTTTCAGGGCGGATAACGTACTTCTCGCCATCCTGCTCGCCGTATTTCTGCAAGAGCTTCTGCCTCTGCTCATTATACAGCTTCGTTTCCTCATCTATTCTCCGTGCCAGCTTTGCCACAGCATACGACTGTATGACGGGCAGTTCCTTGCTCATCAGCTTGCTTATGACGGGGATTGCATTTACTACAGTTGATAACTTCATAGCTTCTCCTTACTCTGCGTCCTGGGCGGCATATACTGCGGTCTGAAACTCCGTATAATCCGCTCTGACTGTGGTTTTGTTTTCTTCGTACAGTTCGGCGTTCGATACTGTCATGCTCATTGTTACGGTCTTGTCCGTTCTTATGGTAGCGCTGAAATACGCTACGGTCTGTTCGTTGCCCTCTCCGTCAGTGATATAGCTTGTACCGTCAAACTGTGTTGTTTTGTTACTTCTAAGCATAATTAACTCCTTTCGCTTAGTGCTTTTCTTAATCTTTTTATCTCATTCCACATCAGCGGAATAAACTGCTCATACGCAAGTGCGTATTGACTGCCATCGCCGTTTATATCGCAGAATCCTGCGAAATCGTCTGTCGAAAGCCCACATTTTTGCAAAGCGGATAAAACATCTTGTGCTATAAAACCGTAATTCTTAGCGGTTGATGTGTCACCGTTATAGAAAAACGACTTTCCGTCAAGATAATCAAAAAGGTTTTCAGATTTGCTCGGCAAGTCGGCTATGTGGTTTTTCATACGGGCGTCGGATGAAACGGATATGGTACTTGAAGATGTCAGCGATGAACCTATCAACGATAAAGCTAAGTTAGAGTTGCCAACCACAATTTTTGATGATGAACACGCCAGCAACCTGTTTGCGCCATGATAAATTAATGACGGGTTCGAAGAATCGAAAAGGATGCCTCTTTTGAATGCAACATAATCGTTAAATACAGGCAACCATTTGTACACATCGGGAGAAATGCCACCTACCCCATAGTAACCCGCAATACCAATTGAGCAAATAGTCTTGTTTTCGTAACTGAAATAAATATCCGAAACGTCTATGCCACTTGAAAAGCGAGTTCTAACGTGAAATGTTGAATTAAATCCATCATTACTGCTTTTCCTTGAATCACAACACACGCTGTATGTCGGCTGATACGCACTGCTATCAAACTCATCCTGATATCCTAAATCTATTTGGCCGTATAATCCTGCTTTACCGATTTGATTAGTTGCCACTATGCCTATTCGTGTTTTACCATAGTTACTAAAATCAGTTGATGTCGGAGCAATGTATCCAAGCTCTCTGCCTAACGAATAAAACTCTATTTTTCCGTTGTTTATCTCAGTACCAAACTGACTATTATACACAGCCAACCCATTCAGCACATCAATATTGACACCGGACGTTTCATTTGTTCCCTCTTTGTGATTAATCGATGTCAATCCGTTATACAGCGAGTCATTACTTATCGTAAATCCGCCTATTGTCCCGCCTGTAGCTGTAATAGTTCCCGTGCTGCTGATTTTGAAATACTTGCTATCCCACACTCCTGTGGCCAGCGACAACTTCATACCGATATTGTTCGCTACATAGTTAGTGCTTTGAATTGTTCCTGCTTTAACGGTGCCGATATTTGTCGATATGGCAGATAGCGATATAACACTTAGCTTTTCCGCCGTTATGCTGTTATCAACTACCATAGATCCGTTCACCTTAACATCTGCATTCAGGCTTATGTGATCAGCAACTATCTGTAGTGCCTCACTTGTCAGCTCCATACTACTTGCCGATGTCCCCGATTTTACGATCCACGATATTTTGTCGGCTTTCTGCTCTACGACGGATACCTTCTGTATTACGCTGTCGTTTGTCGCATAGGTACTCTCAACAGTTGCTTTAAATCCGTCTACCGTTTGCTCAAGACTTGACTGCTTGCTTGACAACGATGTTATTTCGGCCGTCGTGTCTTCAGGAGCAGGCGACCAGTCCGTAGCCTTAGTGCCTTTTTCGAGCTTGATATTGCAAGCCTCAATCATGCCGTTTTTATCAAGCGCAAGTGCCACGCATTCGAGCTTCGCTATGGCGCTGTCATTTATCGTCCACGTCTTTTCGTAGTAAATCCACTTGTCTTTTTCTGTCTGACTGCTCACCGTCAGCGACAGGGCATACAGCTTTTTATCATCTGCCGAGCGAAATCGTGCCATTACATACCCGCTTGCGTCAAGCTCTACATCGCTTCTGACCTTTATCCATGCCGACAGAGTGTAGCTTGTGCCAACCTCGAAATCTGTCAGAAAGTGCCTCTTGTTCGTGCCAAAATATCGTGCATTGCCGGAATAGCCGGTTCTGGATATTGCAAGGCTATTTCCTGATATTCCGCCATCAACCGTTATTATAGTGTTACCGCTCCAGCCGTTTTTGATGTTCCCCGTGCTGTCATACAGCAGATTTCTTCCACCTATCTGTATACTGTCAACCGCCGACTTCGTGGCATATGTTTCTGACACTGTTGTCCGAAAGCCCGACAGGTCGCTTTCCAGTGCAGAAGTACGGGTGCCGATACTGCCTATGCTTGCAGTCAGCTCCGTGAATTTTGCATTTATCGTCTGAGATGTTCCGTCTATGACGACCTTACTTGTATTAAGATAGGTGCTGTTGTCGGCATTGATACCGTCAATAACGCTCGAAATATCCAGCTTACTGCCGCTGATATGTGCATCATCAGCTACCATATCATTTTTGATAATGCCGCTCTTTATGCCGTCTTCGTGAAGTCCGTCATAAGAAGTAAACATTATCTTTCCGTTTGCATCGGTAACGTAAATGCCATAGTCGGATTTACCGTCCTCGCCTATCTGGACACGGACGGTATTATTTACATCCTTGATCTGTATTGTGTTTCCGACTATCTGCAATTTTCCGCTGCTTGATTTTATCGTAAAATCATCGGTTTCGATGGTCTTTGACCGGAAGTTTGCGGCTGTAAGGTCCTTTATCAGCGCAGTCGCTATTTCCGCATTTTCGACAGTCAGCTTTATAGATGTCAGTTCACCCGTGCCGGCTTTGCCCGACAGCAGAACATCTATGTTTGCAACATTGGATTTCAGTGATTTAAGCGTTGCCGTATCGGCCACAAGCTCATCTATATCCGCTTTCTTTGCATACAGCTGTTCAACATCTGCTTTCTTAGCCGTCAGATTGTCAATCGTGGCTATCTGTGCGGAAAGCTCGGTAATATCAGCCTTTGCGGCATAGACGTTTTCGAGGTTTGCAATCTGTGCATTAAGCTCTGCAATATCCGCTTTTTCGAGTAATGCTTGTTTTACGCTGATTATATCTGCGGTTATTCGTTCCGCCTGCTTCTGCGCAGGCGACTTATAGCTTTCGCCGCTGTCCGCAGACTGTTCTTCAGCCGGTGCTTCTATTGTCATAGACAGACCGCCGTTATACGTCACAGAAATATTTGCGGCAGGAATTTTCACGGTTTCTCCGCCGTAGGTTATGCTCACCATATCCCACGCATCTATCAGCATATTGCCAAGCCTTAACGGGATTTCACCCGTGCGGTATTTAAATCCGTTTAATGACTTCTGCACCGTGTTCAGCTGATTTTGAGTCATAAACAGGCAGTCGTATGTTATCGCAGTGCCTGTGCCGGCTGTAAAATCTCCGCACACCACACGTCCGACTGTACTATCGTCGGTAGCAACTGTGGGTGTGTCATAGCAGTTTTCGGACAATTGCACCGTAGTATCAAACCACTTGAACGCTATCTTGCCGGTACGGTCACAAACGGCGAATTTGCCGTACAGCCCTGCGATATATCCGATTATTTCACGGCAGGTATAGCCCTCCGGCTTGTCCTTTATCGTTACCGCCGTAAGCCCCGAAGTATTAAAGGCAACGCCGCACTTTGTCGCTATCTCAGACAGCATTTTCAGCGTTGTGGACGGATACGACAGGCTTGAAAAATAGCCTTTTTCCGTCTTTGTCATGTTATCCTCAAGCGTTACCGACAACAGTTCTCCGCTTTTCTCGATTTTCTTTACCGTAAGCACTCCCTGCGGTGCGTATTCGCCGTTCACGCCAAAATACAACGTGCAAGCGCTTCCCTTTCTGACCGACGCAGGAAGTGCCGACAGCTCGACTTTTGCGTTTGCTATGACAGTTCCGCCCGGCACTATGCTCTCACTGCACGATCCGCCCGAATAGCTTACGCTGAACAGATCGTTCACCGTTACATTATTACCGAAATCCAGCTTGCAGCAGTAGACAGGCTCAGCACCATTAACGGCTGACAGAAAATCATCCGAAACATTTGTATACAAGCTATCACCTACCTTTCTATCAGATTTATTGACACACTCTTGTAATAATAGCCGCTTCCTGCGTACAGCTTACCTGTGGCGGTGAGATCTGTACTGTATGCGGTTATCTCCTTATATTCGCCGTCATAGTCGAATTTTACGGCAAAATAATCGGGTTTGCTCTCAAACAGATTACGCAGGCTCTTCACCTGCGCTTCTGTGAGAAAAGACCATTTAAGCTCTATCTTGTATTTCCAGCAAAGTATGCTTCCGACAGTTGTTCCTGCGGCATTTCTGCCGGTGTTTGGTTCCCACGTCTTGCATCGTGTGGCATTATAGCCGTCAATATCGGGCGGCGGGAGCAGAACACCCTTAACCCATATCAGATTTTTAGCCAAGCGCATTTACCCCCGTTCTGTATGTGTTCTCCTTGTTCAGACGTACTATCAACCGGTAAAGCGTTTTACCGTCAACCTCACCCTTAGCGATAAGATTAAGACCTTTCAGAAACTCCAGTATCTCACGAAGCAGAAGTACGACTTCCGTCATATCTCCGCCTTCGCCGATGATGTCCTTGAGCTTTGACAGAGGCGCAATTACCTCCGGGTCTGTTCCTGCATTACGGTTATCACCGACCATTGCAAGCGTAGGCGCATACGCAAGACCGCCCTTTGCAAGTTTAGGTATCAGCGGAGGATTTTCAGGCATTGAGAAATGCCAGTCCTGACCGAACAAATCGCCTATTGCGCCTGCCACACCGCCGATAGCGTCAACTATACCCTTAACTGCGTTGTAAATGCCTGTCCAGAGCATATTAATACCGTCGATTATCAGATTGATAACGCCTTTGATCACGCCCCAGATTGTGTTCCAGATACCGCTGAAAAAGTCGCATATTCCCTGCCAAGCCTTATTCCAGTCGCCTGAAAATACACCTGTTATAAAGTCTATCAGTCCGCCGAAGGTCTTAATAATACCGCCGATTATATCGCCGATAGCGGTAAATACAGTGTCAAAAACGCCTTTGACCGCCGCCAGTACATTTTTTATCGTGGGTCCCAACGTTTTTACGAACCAATCGACAAACGGCTTTAGAAAATTCCATACTGCTTTTACGCAATCCACGATTTTTGCGACAACGGCAACGACCTTTACATAGACAGGCTTTATTGCTTTGTCCCACAGGGATTTTATAAGGTCACATACCCACTGTATAACGGGCTGTATCCACTCTTTATAGACCGTCAGCACTGTATCACCGACTGAAGTTATAAGTGACTGAATAGCTTCCATCATCGGTTCGCCATACTGCGACCATAGCTTTGCCGAGGTTATCCACAAATCGCTCCATACGCCCTGCAAGGTTGTCAGTATCGGCATAACACCGGTTACAAAAACCTCGTCGAATATTGTCTTGACGGTTTCAAAGAGCGTCGTCATAACCTCTGCGGTCGCCGTCCACTGATCTGTCAGCAACGGTAACACGGTTGTTATCATTGTGTTCAGCGAAGGGAAAATAACGTTATCCCACAGCTGACCGAACACAAGATTAAACGTATCTCCAAGCCCTGAAGCTATCGTACCTATTGACTTAAACGCTGTCTGAAGCGCCGGAGTCAGATTATTTGTAAAATAGTTTTTGAACGGCTCGGCAAGAGTTGCCATATCACTCCAGGCCTTGCTCATATTATCCTTGAAGCCCTCTATAACGGGTGCGAATTTTTTGCCTATCTCCGCAAATATCGGAGCAAAATTTGTGTCGAAATACTTTTTGACGTTTGCAAACTGCTTTTTCAGCAGAGCAAACCCCTTTTTAATCTGCTCACGGATCTTATTTCCGATACCCTCGGCTGTCTTATCGCCCTCGCTGTCAAGTGCAGAGAGATCAGAGGAGGAGCTGTCGCTCTCGTGCTTTGAAGCAACATTCATCTCATCAAAACTTGCAAGGAAACGGCTGTTTTCCTTAGCCTTTTTTCCGACAGCTTCGACCTTTTTTGCCGCTTCAAGCGACTTTTTATACGTTGTGCCGAACAGCCCAGAAATAAAGCTCGCTATAGCTTTTGTCGCTGTGGCAAGTCCGGATGCCAATGTATTAAGCGCAGGCATGATAGCGTTTACTATAGGCGTAAACGCAACCTGAAGATTGCCCTTTATCTGCTTTACACTGTTGCCGAACTCCTCGTTTGCACCGATAGCATCCGACATTACCGACTTTATGCCACGAAACGCCGCATAAAGCCCTGCCATAAGAAACGTAGATTTAAGTGCGGATTTGACACTTTTACCAAGTCCGCCTATTGTCTTGCCGAATCCACCGGCAGAAGTTTTTGCTTTGCCGAGCGATTTTTCAGCAGAAGCACCTACTTTTTTGACCGACTTTTCAAGGTTATCAACAGGTTTTTCTGCTCTTTTGAAATGGCTTGCAAAAGAGGAAGCCAGTTTTTTCACAGGAGCAATGACCGAGTTATTTACCGCCGTGCCTACCGTTTTCAACGTGTTTTTCACCTTTGAAACAGGCTGTATTATCTTGCTTGCCGCCTTATCGGCCGTTTCCAGCACCTGCTCAATCTTTTTACACCCCGAATCCAGTACAGCAGTAGTTTTTTCTACCGCACTCTGCACTTTTTCGTTTGATGCAGCAGCCTCTGTTACCGCTGATTTAACCTGCAGCATTTTGTCTATCAGCATCGCTATGACAGGTAACGATTGCAGATTTATGTTGTTTGTGCTTTCAGGTATCTTGTTTACCGCTTCGGCAGCCTGCCGTGCGGCTTCAGCCAGCTTTTTGGCTTCTGCATCCGCTTGCATTGCCTTATCTATCTTGGCTTTAGTAGCTTCGGACTGCTGCTGCAGTTTCAGCATACTTGTTTCAACGGCGTTTATTTTTTCTATTACGGCATTGCCCTTTTCGCCTGCCATGTCTTTATCAGACATTGCCGCCATTTCTCTGTTAAGCTGTTTCCACTTCTCCTGTGCAAGCTCTATTTTTTCGTTAGTCAGCTCAAGACTTTTGTTCAGACGGTCGATAGGTTCGGAAGGAATTTCAAAACTGCCGACATCAATTTCGGGGAGCTCCTCTTTTTCTTTGGACTTCTTCTTATCGCTTTTCGGCTGATAGTTGTTCACGAAATCCATAGCTTCTTTGCTATAACCGGGTCCGAACTCGTACTTGTTATTTATCGTTTTGCCAAGGCTTTCTGCTTCCTTTTCCGCTTCCTTTACAGGCTCAACAAGCGCCTTTTCCAGCGTTTCGGAAGCCTTTTCGGCACTTTCGGATATAGAGCTTTCAAGCGTCTTTCCTACCTCTTCGGCGGGCTTTTCGACCTTCTGCACAGCCTTTTCAACGCTCTGCGTCACGGTCTTTTCTACAGCCTTGCCGACTTCCTCAACAGGCTTTACAGCCTTATCGGCGGCTTTTGACACACTGTCGGTAAGTGCCTTTTCAGCGGTTTCGCCGACCTTATCCCACTGCGACTGTATGCTTTTCTGTAAAGCTGAAAGCTGTTTGTCAAGCTCTGCGTCTATTATCAGCGACAGACTGATAGTGCCTACTGACGCACCGTTTCCGTCAGCCATTTACTCACCTCCCCCGAATGCCCTTTTTATCATCATTTCAAGAGCCGTTAAATCGCTCTGTATCTGTTTTGGAGTTTTCTCCGCAAGCTGTTTCTTTGCACGAAATGCCGCCCACTCATGCCGTATGCGATTTTCATACGGCGAAAAGTGTTTGAGCATCTCCTTGTTATCCTCGCTTCGTATCCGCACTGTCTGACCGAGCGGAGTATCATTCATAATGCCGGATACAAGGCTCAGCCAGTCAGAATAGTGCAGATTGTCCTGCTCGGACGGCAGTATGTGATACTGTTTTGCTATCGACTGACGTATCAGCTCACGGTCATACTCGATGTCGTACCAGACTTCATTACTCGTGAAATCGCTCGGTATCTTCCTGTCCCGTCATGGCGGATATTACTATCTCGGACAGCTTCTGATATGCCGCCCACGGCATATTCATTTCGCTTATCTCCTTAGCGGCGGCAGGCTCGAACGCCAGCTTGAACATCTCGTCAATCTTTTCAATGTCCTTCTTTTCGCCGTTATTGTAAAGCGCCATTACCTTCTTGACCGTCTTTTCACGATCGTCTACCTTGTAGACCTTTTCACCGATTCTGATTTCGGGAACGCCCACGAGTAACTTTTCATCAAGTGTGTACATCTTAGCCATTGTATTTATCTCCTTTACTTTGCGTCTGTAAATGTGGGCTTGCCGTCCGACATGATGTCAAACGCAAGAGGTGCTACCGCTGTGGAATCGCCCGATTCCCACTCCGTCACGTTTATAACGCACGGTATTGTCAGCGTTGCGCCGCTGGGGAACGTCCACACTACAGTTGTGTGGCTGTCTGCGCCTGTTTTGAGTGCAAGTCCTGCAACATAATCGTTGCCTGCGTCACCGATGTTTCTCTTGCCGGATACGCTGACGGTCAGTGCCTTACCTGTCACAAGTCTTCTTGTCCAGCCTTCCTGATCGAACGGCTTCCACTCCTCGACATTGCCGTCAATGGAAACCGAAAAGCTCTCCATATCGGCAATAGTTACAAGATTCTCGGCTGTCGCACCTGTTCCGCCTGTCTTGTCAATCTTGAACTGATTTTCATATACGGGATATACTCCTGTTTTGTTAGCCATTGTTAATTACTCCTTTCGTAATAAACCGTCACATCAATAACGTACTCGCAGATACCTCTTTCATCTCTGCCTGCGTTATGCGCCTCACTGCAACTCAAAAAGCCGACCGTGTGCCCCCCGGCAACATAGCCGTGTACATCGGTCAGCTTATCAAGTATTTCGTTTGCCGCACTCTCGGCTGTTGTCGGATTGTCCGTCCAGTGTATCAGTACGCTGATGTGCTTTTCAAGTGTTTTCGTGCAAGGCTTACCGCCTATGCTGATTTTCTTAGGATAGGTGTTTTTTGACGCATACACGCCGATACACTTATCCTTATTTGCGTCTATACAGCCTGCGTATACATTCTCTATGCCGAGAACATCAGCAAGCATATCGGCTGTTTCAAGTAACGTCATACGCCTGTTTTTCCCTTAAATATTTTTGTGAACGAGTTTTTGACAAAATCCTTTTTGTCACCTGTTATGTACGGCTCAAGCCAGTGATCAGTCCTGCCGTTGCGGAATTTCAACTTTTTGTCGGTCACTTCTTTCTTTATACCGCTCTTTGCCCAAGCACTTTTGGTATTTGGGTCGATCATCAGCTTGCCATAGTAGAGATACCGAGAGTATAAAGCACTGTGGTCAATCGTGGCGATGACAGTATTACCGCTTTTTTCCGAACGAACAAATATGCCGTTGATGAGGTCGCCCTGGTCAAGCGGTGCTGTGTTCTGTACTTCGGTAACCACCTGCTCCATCGCCGCTTGCGCACTGTCAAGCACTGCTTTTTCAATCTTTGCTATTGCAGCCTTATCAAGCTTTACGGTTACTTTTATCACTATATCAGCTCCAGTCTTGTGTAATTTACCGTCCCGTCGGGGTTTTTAGCCTTTTCCGAGCCGTATATCTTGTACTCTCTGCCACCTATCTCCACAGCTCCGTCAACTATCGGGCTGTCCGGGGCAATATCCCCGCAGAAAAGAGCCTCGCCAGACAGCGTTATAAGCTGTTTTTCTGCGGATAATTTCTGCCGTGCTTTTTCCGAATGGAAGCATTTACCCTCAAATATGGCCGTCCGTTTCTTTGAACCGTCACGGTTAAGTCCGTCTGTACGATAAACGGTACAAGATGTTGTACAAACCCTTTCGGGTACAAGTTTCGGATATTTCATTATAACCCCCTGTAGCAAAGGCCTGTCTGCAACAGCGTGTTGTAAACCTGCCGTGTTGTAGTGACACCGCAGTAATTTATAACCTTAGAGCTGTCAAATGACATTGACACACCGCTGATACTATAGGAACTGAGCGGGCTGTCAAGCAGCTCAGCATTGTCAAAAACAAATGCTGTCTGCTGTGACAGTGCCAGCCTTACCTTATCCTGCTGAAACGCTGTCAGATTGTCGAATCCTATAGCCGTTATGCGGTTGAAGGTCAGTGTGTCGATGTCGCTCTCCGCCCTGTTTTCAAGAGCGTTGTACTGCTGTTCGGTTATCGTACTGTCGGGGCATAAGGTCTGAAATTCCGCAAAAGTGAGGTACATTAAGCCTCACCCTTTTTTGTCTTTGCCGCCCTTACCTGAGCAAGCTCATCACGGAGCTTTGCTATCTCCGCCTGAGCCTTTTCATATTCGGCATACGGCACGGTAGCCTGCGGAGAATGCTCCACAGCCCCGTTATCGCCGATTATGTCATACCCCTGTGCAAGATATGACTTCTTCTCGGCTTCCGTGATAGTATACTGCTTGTTTGCCTTTATTGCTACCATAGTTACCTCCTTAGTATGTTACGACTATAGCCTTTGCGTTGCCGGGAGCGGTATTGAATGTTATCACGCCCGATGACTTGTCATAGCTGTAGTCTGTTGTCGCTGTGCCGTCCACAGTTACGCCGATGAGCTTTTCGGGCTTGTCGGTCACCGTAAATGTCGTGGCTGAGCCGTTACCTGCGAATGTCTGCGTCAGAGCAGATACATTCATGATACAGCCGTCAACAAACAGGTGATCTATCGCAAATGTACCGTTGTACTTGCGGTTCTGGTACAGATAGTTGTCTGCCGTTCTGCTGTCAGAGCCGGGAGCAAACAGATGTATATATGCGTACTTATCTCTTGACACCTGGCATTCGGGGTCAATGAGAATGTAGTTTATCTGCTTTGCGCCGACACCGGACTTACAGCCGTCCGTGAAATCGTACACGGTCTTGAAACGAGCTGAGGGAACTGTAACGATATTGCCTATATCGTCAACGGAATGGATACGTCTGTCGATACCGCCGCCGCTCTTGATGTCGAGCGTTCTCTGAATACCCTCTGCGTTCTTGAGTATCGTCTTATAGTCTGCGGTGACATAGAGTATCATTCTGTCGAGGGGTACGCCCTTATCTTCAAGCGTCTTGAGATTCTCGTCAAAATCCTTGAGGACGTTCTCGATCGTGAGCTTGTCGTGCTTTATTGTTGCACCCACTCTTACAGCCTCTGCATACAGCTTTGAGAATGTATAGCTGTCGTGTTCGGGGATTGCCTGCGTCCTGTCGAAACGGCTCTGAATGTTCGCCAGTGATACAACGGTATCGGTTTCGTCAAAGTCCATAGGATCTACTACGAACTCGATAGAACGGTCGTGATCGAGCGTCTTTGTTTCGTAGTTGTTCTCGTATGTACCCTGAGGAAAGCCGAGAGATGCTCTTGTGTGGTCCTTATAGCCGGATACCGACAGCGTGGGTATCTTGATTGTTTTTCCGCCTCTGAGCTGAATATCGGAATTTGAGTGATAGAGAGCGTCGGCCTTTGATTCCTGACCGTAAAGCTCTCTGAGCTGATTGGTATACTGTTCAGCATAGTTGATTGTGTTTGACATTTTTACACCTTACCTTTCTTACTTCTTTTTCTTGATACCGAATGCGTTATCAAGTCTGCTGTTGTCGGGCTTTTCTTCCTTGTCGGAACTGCCTGCTCCGACCTTGAAGCCGCCCTGCTTCTTGCTGTCGCCCACGTCAGCCTTCATATCGGGATATTTCTTGACTACCGCCGACAGTGCCGAGTTGATGTCCTCGCTTTTGCCGGACTTGACGTAGCTTTCGGCAATAGCCACAGCATCGTCCATACAATCGGGCTTCACACCGAGCGACATTGCGGCTATCTGTGTTTTCAGCCTTAAAATCTCCTCGTCCTTTGCATCAGGAACGGCGGGAGCAGGCTCAGGTTCGGGCTTATCCGCCTTTTCTTCGGGCTTATCGTCCTTCTTTTCCTCTGCCTTGCTCTCATCGGGCTTGTCTGCCGTGCCGTTATCGTCCGCCTGCTTATTGTCGGCGGGCTTCTCTTCGGGCTTTGGCTCGTCCTTCTGCTCCGGTGCGGGAGCGGGCTTCTTCTCCTCTTCGGGAGTTTTCTTTTCGGGTTCCATTGCTTTTCCTCGCTTTCTTTGATTTTGGGTATAAAAATACCGCCCTCGTGGAGCGGTAAAATTATCAGTCTTTATTTGTAAAAGTAATCGGTATAATCATTTCCGGCAGAAAATTCATTTCATAATGATATTTATCAACGTAAGCACCGCTTACGTCTTCCACTGTGTACATTGTCCAGTCATTCAAATACACATAATCAACCTTGTACACGTTCGGAGCAACTTCTATCGTTACAACCAGCTCGTTTGCTTCGTTGTTTGAAATAGAAAAATTACCAATAAGCTCAAGCACTGGTTTGTCGCTCCTTGCATTGATAACCGACAACCGCCTTGTCACATTGAAGTTATCGGCTTCTTTCTGCACATTGTACGTCACTCTGTCAGCTTCCGTGCAACCACACAGAAGAACCGCCGTCAGTATAAATCCGGCTCCGGAAATAATGATTTTCTTAATTTTGTTCATACTAAAAATCCTTTCGTTCGTATTTTAGATATAAAAATACCGCTCCAAAAGGGGCGGTAAAATTATTAAGTTTGCTTGTATTTGCACCGAACTTCACAAAAAAACGGCTGTTTTTGTGAAGTTGGTGTTCAAATCAAGTGCAATCAATTGCACACGGGTATAAGAAAACCGCTCACTGATGTGGGCGGTTTTATGAGTTCATTTTTTCTTCCCAGTCTTTTCGGCTTTCTTCGTCCCAGTCTTCATCAACAGTTTCTTGGGCTTTTTCCATATCATCTAAAACTTTTTCGATTAACTCATCAGAAATTATTACTTTAGTCTTGCCTTTCATATTATCACCTCTAACACTATTTTATTGTTGCGGATTTTTAAAATTCGATATTTCAAATTCTTATCGAATAAAAACTCTCTCTGATTCGGGTATTTGCTCAATAATTCAATATACGCACCCTTGCTTCCTTTTTTAGCTATTATTACGATGTTGTAATCACCTTTAAGCGTTCTCGATGAAACAACCGATGTGCTGATAAATTGCTTAGGCTCATATATGTCGCCTATTTTCATTCCTTCCACAGGATTGTGTTTAACAGATCGGTAACAGATAATGTCGTGCTTTAACTCAAACTTCGCTATCGCACCCGATATAACATCGGAATAATATTTCAAAGTGTCATCTTCGGAAATATCCCCACGAAGCATTGAATTAAGTCTTGCATAGAACTTATCGTCTTTGGGATCTCCGCTGTTCTTCGTGTACTTCTTGATTGCTCTGATTTCTTCGGGGGACAGACGGTTAATCCATTCATTTGAATCCTCACGCAGTACAGGAACAACAGTATCTGCCGACAACGGTTCGAAATCTGTTTCCTCTTCTATTATATCACTTTCATCCGAATTGTCAACAGTATCATCTGTAAAATTCTGTACGCTTTCTTCGCTGTCTGCCGTTGCTTCGACAGGCTGTTTTACAGTTTCCTGTACGTTTTCTGTTGTTTCGGCAGTTTCAACAGCCTTATCGGCTTCATCAGTCATAGCCGCAGTCGGCGTATCGTCTGTTTCTTCGTTGCTCTGAACGGTCTTTACAGGCTCAGGCTGTACAAAATTCATTGTGTTTTCGTTATTTTCCGGCTCAGAAACGTTATTATCCAACTTGGAAATGTTATTTTCCGGCTTAGAAACATAAGGCTCTTTATTTGTCGGAACAGGATTTTTGCTTTCGGTATCGGTAGCTTTAACAGGCGCTTCTTCCGTTCTCGGAGCTGCCTGCTTCGGCTCACCCTTACCGCTGTAGATCTTCTCCCTCGAATAATCCCTGCGGAGAACATCGTCATGCTCTTTGATAAATTCTCTGAGCTTGCCTTGTTCCTCTCGGAGCTTACGCTTATACTCCTTGACCTTCTTCTCGTCCTGCGTGCCCTCAACCTTGCGTTTGAGCGCTCTTATCTTGCGCTCCATAGCCCGTTGCTTTTCTTCAAGCTCTCGCTGTTCCCGTATCTTCTCGGCAGGAATCGGCTGAGGTATCTTTGTAAGCCCCTCTATGTACTGCCCCATAGTATGACGGCAGTTAGGGTGGAACAGCCCGCCTCGGATTGCCACAGACAACAGCATAAACCACTTGTCACAGTAGTTTGACTTGCCGAAGTCGCCGCTTCTCGCACCGTTCCATATCGTGAATACATCATCAATGTAAACCTTGCCCTGATACGGCTCGCAGGTTTCTGAGCAGCCTCCGTACTGCGATATAAGCACGGTATCATAGCCAAGCTCCGCAAAGCGTTTAGCCGCACCCTGCAATGTTGCCCTTGTGGACGTTGTGCGCAGTGCCATACGCACATAATCGGCAATATTAACTCGCCTGCCGTCAGCGTATACAATGCAGTTTATGCCATTGTCGAGAAAGCCCCTTGTTGCAAGGTCGATTGCTTCATTAAGCGTAATTGAGCCTGTGCCCATCATAAGCTGTACCTTGTTCAGCGTTGTGCGGTAAACATCGTCCATATTACGCACAGCGGCGGTAAGGGCGGTCTTTTCAAGCGTTGTTACGTCTTCCATCAGCTTATCCATCTTCGGCTTGTTAACACCGAAAAAGTGATCATCCGGTATAGCTGTCGGCGCTTCGGGCGGCTGAGGCTGTGCCGGAACATCGGGAACATTGACGCCGCTTTCCGAAACATCAATGACCGACTGCTCCGCTGTATGCTCTCCCTCGTGAAACTGATCCGTCATAAGCTGTCGGGTTTCATCGTCAATAACATCTACATATTCGTCCGCTATCTGAGCGTTCTCCTTGCGGAAATTGTCAATGTTATTGAGCTTTTCAGCCTGCCACGCTGACCATTCAAAGCCTTCTTTTTCTTCTTCGGCTTTGTGCCGTGAAAGATTGCGTTTCAGCGAAGCAATGAGCCTTAGCTCTATCTCTTCAAATATCTTTGCAATATCTCTGAAACTAAGCAAGCTCATCACCTACCGCAGATGTCGCACCATCGGCAAGCCCCTTTTCCTGCATTATACGCTTGACTTCACCGGCTTTCCATTTGTCCTCTTTAGAACTGCCCCACAGCTCCTCGACCTGCGTTTCGACCGACATAATGCCGTAGGTACTTGCCTTGCCGACCGTTTCAACACGGCTGTCAAAGTCGGGTGCGCCGTACTCACCGAAATCAACGCTTACCTCATATTCTTCGGGGGCTTTGCCCTGCATATTGTCGTATGTCTTTAATACAGCCGACACAAGCTCAGGCAGAGCCTTTTCAAGCGCTGTCGTTATTGTGTTCCGGGTGTTGCCCGTAACGTCCTTCTTCTCTCGCTGAGCGTCCGCACTTGACATCTTGCCGACATCAATACCGAGTGTCGCAGGCGATACAAGTCCTTGCAGGCACATCAGCAGGCAGTTTGTATACGATGATACAAATGCGTCATACTTGATGTCGGGCTGTACGACCTGTATCTGAGAAGAGCGCTCGTCACCAAGAGATGAAGCTATCTCTATAAACTCATTGCCGAAACTGTTTACTCGTTGTAAGGCCCCGTTTTCAGGACTTCGAGGAATTTTATCGGAAGGAATATACTTTGTAACTCTGCCGGCTCTTATGGCGTCCCACCACTGCGAAATAACCTCGTCCAGAGCGTCGAAGCAGTCGGATTTACCGCCGTCGAATATGCTCTTACCCCTGTTCGGATATTTTTTTGATGCGTAAAATTTCAGCGGTACAGCCATTATGTAATCGCCATCGAATATCGTTCTTGTTTCAATGCCTGAAAGGCAAGGAACGCTGTCAAGGCGTACCTCATGACCGCTGTTATCATAAAGTCTGCTTTCAATGTACCCCTTTCCATAACATTCCTCAAGATGGTACAATCTATCGCCTTCCTTATGCTCAGAACGGAAAACAACCTCTTTAAGTACGCCTCTTATATATCGATATTCAACCTTATCTGCACTCCAAAATTCAACTATAGGAACGTCAGAAACAGAATTTTCGGTCATATCGACTGAAATCTTAAATGCCCCATCGCCGCTTACTAAAGTGTCTACTACAGCTTTTCCAACAAGTTCGTTAAAATCAACGGCTTTTGATACGCTCTCAAAGATCGAGTTTTCTTTTTCACCGGTTACTTTGATTTTATCCATATCCGAATACACGATATACGCCAAAGTATCGGCAATTATCGCAGGCAAGCCGCTGTGTATTTTTCGTATATTATTCTTGTTTGGAACACTCGCCCAAAAACTACCGCTTCCGTCACCTATCTGGTGGAAAAACTGTCTAAGTTCCGTTGCGTCACCTCTGTACCAGAGCTGAGAACGAAGCACTTCAATCTCTCTCGGCAAAAGCTCCTGCAGCACAACAGATTGATTTACGGCAGGAACTATATTAAGCCAATTCTGTATCATGCTTTTAAACCTTTCTCCTATCTTCACGTCATCCTCCTAATTTATACATAGTTTCGGCAACACCGGTTGTTGCGTCAGGCGCATCGTCGTGTGCGTTTTTGCCTTCACGCTGATATTTAATCATAGCCGCATAATACTCGGGAAACTTATCTCTCCAATTTACCGGGAAAATAATATGATTTTGTACCCATGAAGAGTTTGAAATTATACGTGCCTTCTTGTTTTTCGACTGATGAAACCACTGAAAAATAGTTGTATAATTACCAAGCTCATCGGCTGATATGCGTCTGACGTTCCGTGCAAATCCCGAACCGCCGTTATTTGATTCTATAAGAGCATTATTTACAGCAAATTCTTTATGTCGCCTTGCTGTTTCTTTCTCTGTGATCTCCATATTTGCTTTAGAAAAATAAACATCAAGTACATACGCTTCACGCATATACACGCCCCAGATAATGCTACACAAGAAGTCATCTCCTTCGTCCGCAGTATCTGTATAACTGTAAATACCTTCAAACAAACTGTTCCCATTGCTGTCTTTCGGCAACTCTGTATAGGTCTTGAACGAATCATACAGTCTGCCTTTTAAATCAATTGGCTCTTGCTGATAGTTAGCACTTGCAATATCAACTCCCATCGCTTTTGTCTTCGCCAGATATGAACCATAGGATAATATTTCAGGGCAGAGCATAGTGTGCTTTTCTTTATCAATAAGTGCTTTCATTGTAATGTGCCTTACGTTTACACCTTGTTGAGTATAATGCGCAATGGCTCTGCCTGCGAGATCGTCGGAAGCCCAGCGTGTCATAATGATTATTATTTTGCCGTTTTCTTCCAAACGAGACAGCATCGTGTTTGTAAACCACTCCCAGTGCTTCTCTTTTATGCTCTCATTGTTAGCTTCTTCTGCATTTTTGATTAGATCGTCAATAATCATAAGCGAACAGCCGAAACCTGTCGCTGTACCTGTCGGAGAAGTAGCAAGATAATTATTATATCCGCCCTCTAAACTCCACAGGTTCATTGCGCCGTCTCCTCGTTTAATCTTAGTATCCGGGAAAACATCAGAATACACCGGAATATTCACATCTGCTTTTTCGGCGGATATGCAGTTTCTGACATTCTTTGAAAACATAGTTGACAGTGTTTCATTGTACGAGCCCGTCATAATCTTCTGGTTTTTATCCCTGCCGAGAACCCACTCAACAAAGCAACCAGCTGTTCTCGACTTTCCGTGACGAGGCGGCAAATTTACTATCATAACCGGTTCATCTGAGTTCATAAACTCCTGAAAGCCATTACAGAGTTCTACTAAAAATGATCTATCAGACTTATAGAAATCCGGTGCTTTTAATTGGCAATAAAAAAAGAACTCACGCTTAGCAAGTTCTATTTTAGCACCAAGTTTTGCAAGATCTTTACTAATCATCAGTTATCAACTTCTTCAGCTCTTCTGTTGATAATTTTGAAAACGGGTTATTGACATCGGCATTTATATTTCCTTGAACTTTTGTCACATACTCCCCCGTCATCTTATTCAGCGTGTCGATCGCTCTGATACGGTCCGACAGCTCGTTCTGCTTATCCTTAGCTATATCGGAAAGTGTCGCCTGACGTTCACGGGCGGTCATTATGCGTGCAGTCTGGGCGTCTTCGGTGAGCTGTTTTATGTATTCCGTAATTGTAGTATTTTGTAGTAATTTTGAAGCATTAGTATTTGCATACTTTTTGCTGTATCCTGCCTGTATCGCACTCTGGGCGGCATTACCGCACTGAGCGTAGTATTCGGCGAATTTCTTCTGTCTTTCGGTCACGGTAACACCGTCCTTTCTTTTGGGTATAAGAATACCCGACACCGTTGTGCCGGGCTTCAGGAGGAAAACTTATTATTGTAGTTTTCCCATTCTAATTTTAGCACACTTGATTTCGGACATCAATAGGACAACGGCGGACATTGGCGGACATTAACGGACATCAGCGGACAATTCTTTGAAATATCTGTCTAATGCCTTGCGTAATGATTCTCCGCTCGTTTCATCACACATACCTGCAACCTCGTCCCATGTAAACGTCTTAGATCCACAGCCTATGCAATACAGCTTCAGCGCCTTGTGAAATCTTCTGACCGGTATTGCGTCTATAAAAGCACATATTTTCTCGTTTTCGGCTTCTATACGGCTTTTCTCATTAAGAAGCGATACAGTACCAAGCCCGTGTATATAACCTTCGTCTTTTTTTGTCACAAGCTGATATGCCGGCGGTCCCGCTGAACCCTGAGTACTTATCAGCACTTTTTTCTTGCCGAGTTGCCTGTCTATACATTCAAGCAGCTCACAATTTGCACGGTATTTTTCTAAATCTGATAATGTCATTCCGTTTCCTCCTCTTTCTGCACTGCCTCATCGCAAAAATCTTTTGCAGGACAGTCTTTGCAATCTTCTGCTATCGGCTCTTCACAGTAAAATCCGCATTCTTTCACCAATGCAATTCTGTCTTTCGGATCTGACCAGTCCATTTCTGTTTTTCCCTCAGCGTAATACTTGTCCATTTCAGGTGCTCGGCTGACTTCAATATCACAGAAATTTGCGTCCTCACAGCTGCTTGTGCATAATGCGAGCGCTTTTGCTTTACCTCGTGTTTCGGCGAAAACAACTGCAGAAGCTGTTTCATATTTTTCGTTTACAATCCAGGCTTTCATGTTTCCTCCTTAGGCGCTTCTGGAAGCGGCATCCAATGAGTAACCCGTGCACGCCCTCTATGGATAAAATGATCGATAGACCAATATCCTTTATCGATGTTTCGTATTCCTTTTTGTGACACAGTGCATACTAACACCTCTTCCTGATCCGGCGGAAGCTTGTCCTCCCACTTTATCCACTTCGGTATTACTTGCCCACAAAACAAGCAGGTTTCCGTTGCGGGTTTGCGTTTACTACTCGTTACCTGCTTACTTATCGGCGGTTCAGGAAACGGCATCCAAGCAATGACGACTTCACGGCCGTTAAATCTTCCATCTTTGCAAAACCCTTTTTTCTGCTTAAATTTTTCGGCCGTTTCAATAGCATATAAGTCTTGCTCTACACTGATTCTGCCTGTTTTTGTGTCAAGGATGGCGATGTGATTCCACGACTGTTTTTCAGGAAGTCTATCTTCCACGCTTATCCATTCACTCATATTTTTCCTCCTTCAATTATTTCTTTCTTGATCATAGCAAGATATGTATCGACAATTCCTTCCCATTCCGCAGACGTTTTGTCGATTTCTGCTTCTTTTGCAAATTCTTCAACTATCGGCTTTATGCAGTTCAGAAAAATATAAAACCGTACTACGCTTCCGAGTTTTATATTTTCTTGTATCTGCGCATCTAAAGATCCTTTCGGAAGCGTTATCAGCATATTTACTTCGTTTTCGGTCAAAAACTGATCAATAATTTTACCAAGCGTTTCGATGTTCAGCTTATCAAACTTTTCCATCCTCTATACCTCCATAATCCGTATACCTGCGATCTCTTCGCCGCATATTTCGCAGTAATGTTTAATCATTTAAATTTCTCCTTTCAAATCCTTCCTCGCCGGTCATCAGCTCGATACACCTCAGTGCAAGCATCAGCTTGACATCGTGATTTCTTGTGCTGTTGATCTCACATCTCAGCTCGTCCGACCTTCGTATATTCTCCTGGTATCCGACCTCTGCCTCGTGATTTTTCCGTGTTTTGTCTGCGTCCTTGCGATAATCACAAAGATATGCGTCCTTACGCTCTTTGCAAAGTCCCTTCGGAAGCTGACCACTGCGGTAGATACTGCCGAGCTGTGACAGCTTATCGAAGTATTTATACTCGGCAGGCGGAAAGTCGGTATAATCAAGCGTGTTTTCGTATGCCATATGCTCCAGCTTTTCAAATGTTGCCGGATCATTGAAATTTATCTTCTTCATAATCATTCGGTGTAAGGTGGTGAAGGGTTTTGCCCGTTTTCCAACACCTTTTATATATATTTATTTTTTTCATTTTCCGTATGAAAGGTTAGAAAAACCCTTAAACCCTTCACCACCCTTCACCCTCCTTTCAGCTTATAGCTATTCCGATGTAACAATTACCGTTTTTTGCTCGCACCTTAGGATACTTTTTCGACAATTCAACACCAAACTTCGTATTTGACATCTTATACTCGTTATTGTCATCGCACCACTGCGCATACGCCGCATAAAGCACGTTAGCCTGCGCATAGCAGTCCTTGCCCTCTGTGCACCTGTCTTCGACAAAAGCGGAGATAACATCCATCTCTCTGCGGTACTCCTTGACCATAGCGACTACCGCCTTCGGCATATGCAGTCCCTCAGCCTGATATAGTATGCACCCCTCTACTGCCCAGCGGAAGATAGCGGGCAGCTCACGGCACAGCTTATATTTAAGACGTGGGTCTTTCTTTTCTTCGGGTATCTGTACAGTGAACGGTATCATATGCACTCTGCGCCAGATACCTGTGTCTGTACCTCTGATTATCGGCTTATGATTAGTCGCCATCCACAGTTTGAATTCGGGCTTGAACTCAAACTCATCGCCGTACAGCTTGCGGGCAGTAACTATATCATCGCCTGTAAGCTGCTTCAGCAGACCCTCGTTGATACGCACGCCCTCGTTAGGCTCTACAGACGTAACAAACCTTGCGCCTTTAAGACGTGCTATATCGCTGTTTATGGCACTGCTCTGATTACTGCGTACCATTATTGTTTCCGGCTGGATATTGCTTGCGTAGTCGCCCATAATTGCACGGATAATATCAAGAAACGTTGATTTACCGTTTCTGCCCGTGCCGAACAAGAAGAATACGCACTGCTCCGCCGTTGAGCCTGTCAGCGAATAGCCGACCGCCTTCTGAACATATCGTATAAGGTCCTTGTCGCCGCCGAATATCTCGTCAAGAAATTTCAGCCACTGCGGACAGTCGGCGTTGCTCGTGTACTCTGCCGACGTGATACGGGTGAAGTATGCTTCCGGCTTATGCTCACTCAGCGTACCGCTTTTCAGGTCAAGAACACCGCTCGGAGTATTAAGCACCATCTTGTACTTATCCATCTGTGCCGGCACTATCGGAACGTGATGCTGTGCTTCCTTCAGCATTGCAGATTTCGATTTGTTGCTTCGGCTTGATTTCAGGTGTTTTTCAAAGCTCTTTGCCATATCTCCGCCGTCCTCAGCGTCCATCTGCTCATATGCCTTAGCCTCTGCCTTCATCGCAAGTACAGCCTTATCGGCTATGCGCTCTATTGTTCCGCTGTTGTCGTAGCACCACTTCCTGCCGTCATAATACAGCCAGCGCTTGTCTGTATAACTGTAGCGGATCTCCCTGCCGAATAAGTCTATAAGCCGTTCTGCGTTCCCTGTATCGTCAAACGTGTACAGCTTTACAGGCTCGTCCTGTGCTGTATCGAGCTTTGCGTGTACAACAGAGCTTTCACCTGTGAACCTTGCCGTAAACTGCGGTGATTTCTGTGCCGGTTCGTATACCTTCTCACAGTCGGCTATGGCTTTTTGTATCGTTATTGCACCGTAGGTACTGCCCGACTGCCGTCTGTCCCATTTCTCACGCATAAGCCCCGACTGTCTGTATATACAGTCCATCATATCCGCATCACACCTGCACCAGAACGCAAGCATATTACAAAGCGCCATATCAGCCTCAGACTGTGACACATATCCTGAATAATCGCCCTGCATAAGCGCATTGAAGCGTGGTGCGTTCTTTGCTTTTCCGGCGAGAGTTATAATATCATTTGCGGTTGCCGGAAGTGCCGGCACATAAGCACGGGGTACAGCGGAAGGCTCACGCCCTCCGCCTATGTACTTTTCGTGCAACGCCTTGATAGCCTCTGTGCATTCGTTTATATCCATATATTCGGCGCACGGATTGCCCGTCATAACGAAAAATCTGCCTGTTTCGTACATTTCGACATTGCCTCGTCTGCGACCCTGCTTCGGCAGGTTTCCTTTGCAGATTATGTGAATGCCTTTGCCGGACTGCGACAGCTCGGTATATGACTGGAGTGTTGTTATAAATTCGGTGATAATGTTGTTTTCGCCGGTTTTGAATGCGGCTATCTCGTCACCCACTCCGTCAATATCCACACCGAAATACTCGCAGTTTCCGAACATGAATCCGACACCTGCAAAACCTGCCGAAGCCGCTACAGCCGTATTGAAATCCGACCATGTGGACGGATCGTTGGAGCGGGCAAGTTCGCCCGTATGAGGATTGATCGGAAGTTTTTTTATCTTACCGCCTGCCTCATCGGGTACAGCCTGCCAGCACACCCAGTTTGAGAGCTTTTTAAGCTCATTGGGAATATATTCGTACATTATTTCCCCCATCAGAACGGATAGTCACCGTCATCTTCCGTAACTGCTTCCGTTGTTGTGGTTGCCGCAAAGCTCTCGTTTTTCGGCGCTGATACGGTATCGGCGGTCACGGCGGTCTTGAACTTATGCTTGCAGTCGGGGTGCTGTGTCGGTTCAAGATAGCTTACCTTTTCTCTTGTGGTGCCCTTATCGTCCGTTTCGTGCTTTACTACAGCTATCACACACTTGCCGACAAGATCGTCGCAGTATTCCGCAAGATCCTTGTATTCCTTGCCGTCAGTGAGCTTTGCGGCCTTGCCTACTGCCATAAGTCTGCCGAACGTATAACCGTTTACCGCAAGGTCTTCCTTTGTAGGTTCTTTAGCCTTCCATATCTGATAAAACAGGCAGGCGTTGCCGTATTTCTGCTCCGGAATATCATTCCTTATCGTCAGTCTGAAGCTCAGCGATGTACTGCCGCTCTTATATGTTTTCTCGTCTACGCTTGTGATTATCGTTTCATATCTGCCTTCGGGCTTGAGCGCACTCGTAGCCGCTGAATTGTTCTGTGAAAATGCCATATTATTTATCCTCCGTTATAAGTCTTATTGCGTCTTCTGTGCTTCTGCATATACCTGCAACAGCACCCGAACGGCGCATCTTTTCAATAAAATTCTTCTGTTCGGGGCGAACACGTCCCGTTTTTGTCTTTACCTCTATGAATATTGCCTTTCCGTCCGACTGCCTTACGCCGAACAGGTCTGAAAATCCGACCGGTACGCCCGTGTCGAAATTTCTGCCGTCAAATGTTCTGCCCTTGCCGACGTTAATGCGGAATATCACACAACCGTTCTCGGACAGCGCACGTCTGACAGCATTCTGGATACTGTGTTCTTCTGTCAATAGATAAAACCTCTCTTTCTTGCTTCGTAAAACGCCCAGCCCCTCTGATACCCTTTCTTCTTTGCGTATGCAAGCAGATCGGAATAGGACGAACAATCATCGGGACTGCTGAAATCCAGCCTGAAGCCCTCGATATGAATAAGCTCGGTGCTTTCGCTTGTTTCTATCTCACGGCTCTTTACCGGGAAAACATATCCGCAGTGAGGGCAGATACAGGGCTGACCGGGCGACGGCGCTCCGAATGTATAGTAACATTCGGGACACTGTTTCACCTTTTCGGCATTCTCCGCAGCTTCTTTCTTTATGTTGCGCTTGCGCTTTTCAAGCGACCACAGGCGGTCATCATCGGGCATTCCGAAGCGTGCGTAATTGCCGACATGATCAAGAATTATCGCACGCTTGCCCGGTCGATAGCGCATACATCTCATTGACTGCTGAATGTACAGCGTAAGAGATTGAGTGGGACGGAGCAATATCGCACATTCGCAGTCGGGAACGTCAAAGCCCTCCGATATTAAATTGACATTGCAAAGTATCGTTATCCGTCCTGCTCTGAAATCCGAAATAATACGATTACGCTCTGCATCGGGAGTTGTACCGTCAATGTGTACGGCGTTTATGCCTGCTTCTCGGAACGCTTCGGCGGTAGCAAGCGAGTGCTTAACGCTTGAGCAGTAGCAGACGGCTTTCTTACCGTCTGCAAGCTGTCTGTAGTATCCGATAACATCACCGAATACAGCCTTTTTGATCATCGCCTTTTCAACGTCCGCCGTAACAAACTCGCCCATTTTGATATGAAGCCCTGATAAGTCGGCTACGGACGGTGCATAGTAGTCATACGGTGCAAGACAGTTGTGATCAATAAGCCATTTGGTAGACGGCCCGATTATCAGCTTGTCGTTGACATCACCCAGACCATCGCCATTCAGGCGGACAGGCGTTGCCGTTACCCCCACACGAAGCACATCGGGGAAAGCATCATAGATTTTCTTGTACGACAGCGCAAGGCTGTGGTGATTTTCGTCTGTAATGATAAGCGCAGGCTTTGACAGTTTTTTTATCCGTCGTGCTGCGGTCTGCACCATCATCACGTCACAGTAGTTCATATCAACGCCCCAGCGTATGAACGTCCTTATTATCTGCTGAACAAGCTCCTGCCTGTGTACAAGAAACATTACCTTTTTCCCGTTGAATGTAGTCCGCCGTGCTATCTCTGCTACTATCACCGACTTACCGCCGCCGCACCCGAGAACAATGCAGGGAGCGTGATAACCCTCACGCCACGCCTGCCTTGTCTGCTCGACAAGCTCACTCTGATACGGTCTTAGCGGCATTCTGCTTTTCGACCTCCTTCTTAGCACACGCTATGCACAGCTTTCTGCCGAATTTTGCAACCGAACTTTCAACCATTTCCGCTACCGTATGCTTAGGTGTCGGCATAATGACAGCGCCGCATTCTTCACATCTGTCGGGCTCTGCACCCTCGCTTAGCCATGCGCCGAGCTGAGCACCTAAATCTTCGGTGATAACACCCGACCACTTATCGAGGAATGTTGTGTCTTTTGAAAGACTTGCGATATGCTCCCTGTTTATCTGAAATGCTATGTCAAATTCATACTCGGTGTTATCACGCTGCACCGGCGCAAGTCCTATCTTGACGGGAACGGTCTTGCCTCTGTCGTTGATTTCCATAGCATAGCCCATCTTGGTACGCAGTGTAATGATTGTGTGGCAGTTGACCGACAGTATGGTATTGACAAGATTGTTCTGTATCTTTCCTGCCTCGTCCCATGCGGTATAATCGTTCTTTCCCTGACGCTGTGCTATCTGTGATTTGATGTCAAGCACTCCGCCCTCGTTATCCCATGCGTGTGAAAAGCTGTCCACTATTATTACGCCGTCCTCCCCGACCGCCTCAGCCGCCTGTCTGACGTACTCTATGTACTTTTCGGGCGAATACGGCGGTGTAAGCGGGGCATAGAGAAATTCTCCCGTGCCGAGATCGTGACGATCGGCATAGAATCTGCCACGCTCGTGTTCTGTATCTATAAGGGCAACCTTGCCCCAGTTGCCCGTTATGCCCTTTGCGAGATAGAGCGACGAAAGCGTTTTACCGCTTCCCGACGGTCCCATGACCGCAATTCTCGCCTTTGATTTCTTTCTTGTTACGGGTGTAAATATATTGCTCATAGCTACCTCACTTTATCGTTATATACGGCTTTTTCTCAAGATGTACGGCAGGGAGCTTTTCTCCGCTGTCGAGCAGCTTCTTGACCTCTGACTTGCATATGGTCGGTTTGCTGTACTTTATCAGCAATTCGTTGAATGTTTCGGCATAGTCAATAAACTGCCGCTCATCGTCAATAACCACACTGTCACGTCCCTCTGAGAACGTTATTTTTGCTCTCGGCATATCGACCTTTTTCAGCCTCATTGCCTGCATATCCTGTAACAGACGCTTTTTCAGAAACTCTGCCTTTTTGCGCTTTGTCTTTGCTCTTGCCGTCTGTTCCTTAGCTTCAAGCTCGTGGTTGTCTGCCTCACGCTCAAGGGATTTTATGAAGCAGGCGATGTTTTCGGCCTTTTCACTGAACTCACCCTCGATGCCTTCGAGAGTGTCAAACCACATCGTCAGCATATCGGCCTTGTATGCTTCAAGGTCAGCAATGACCTTGCCGTCATCGTCTATATACTCACCGTCAGCATTGGTGTCAGGTTCGTAGTCATTTATAGCGTCAAACGCATCGAAAAGTTCGGCAAACCTGCCGGTTATATCATATAATGTACTGCTCATACGATTTCCTCCGTCATTTTCTCGAAAAACTGCTTTGCCTTTGTCACGAATAATTCGTGATTACTGTCTTCGGAATTATTGTCGATGAAATCGCAGAGCCGTTTTGCCGCATCAATAGCTGTTGCAAGGTACGCTTTAAATGTTTCCTTGCTGTCGGGTACGCTCACCGTAAGCTCTGACTGCTCACGCTTAGCGGCTTCAAGTTGACTGCGGAGATCTTCAAGTTTCTTTTCGCTTTCGGCCTTCAGGTTATTCATTTGCTCAGTATGCTCACGGTTTAAGCGGATAGTGTCCTGTAATGCGTCCTCCTGCACCTTGTCAAGCTGCTGCTCATAAGTCTTGCAGATATTATCAAACGCTGTCTTGTCCATAACGCCGTCCTTAGCCGGCTCGACAGCAACTTCAACAGGACGGTTTTCAAGCTCCTTTATCTCGGCTTCGAGCGCCGCTATCTGCTGTGACAGTGCGTTCTTGGCTTTTTCAAGTGATTTTGCCTGCTGAGCGGCGGCGGATGCTTCGGCTTCGGCGGCCGACTTATCGGCTACCGCCTTATCCTTTTCCGCTCTTATCTGCCTTATCTGCTGTTCAAGCTCACGGACGGAGGTGTTTTCAAGGTCGGTGTTCTCGGTTATTTCTGTACGTTCTTCTTCAGAAAGGGAAGATAAAAGATAGAGTTTTTTCACTCCGATTTGTGTCCCCGGGGACACAAAATCAGACGGCAATTTCTCTATTACTTCTATATAACGATAAACCTGTCTGCGTTTGATTCCTGTTTCCTGTTCGCAGTAATCCTCAAAAGTGTTATACCCCAGCTCTTTATAGAGCTTGCTGTCCCTCATCTCTTTAAAGCCCTTGCACATCTCGTACAAGCTCTGTTGTGCTACCTGTGCCGCCGCTTTAATATGGTAGTTAAGATTTACTGCCTTGACATAATCGTCTGTTACCGCCTTTTCTGTATCCGCAGGCGGTGTGCGAAGTCCGGGAATTATCATGCTGTTTTCCTCCTTGATTTTGTTTTTGATTTTTTCGCCGCAATACCGTCAAGGTACTGCTGATATTTCTTCTCTACATTGATTATTTCCTGTGGCTTTTCCTGCCCGCCGTTTGTAACCCAGTTGTTTTTATAACCTCTGCACTGGACTATTTTATAGTCGTTTGATACCTCCATCGTGTAGTACGGCTCGTCCGGTGCAGATTTTCGGCGGAGAAACATAATTGTCAGCTTGCCGGTTGCGTGTCTTTCGGCGTAGCCGCCGACACAATGGCTTAGCTTCTGACCTTCGACGACTATTTCGTCCGTGCTGTCAGGCTGACGGATAAAGTATTCATCGGTTGCAAACTCAAGCATTTTCCGCTTCAACTTCAGAGCGTTCAGCTGCTTGGCCAGTTTAGCGTTTTTCTTTGCTTTTTCTTCAAGCTCCCGTGCCTGTCGCATAGCTTCTGCACGGTCGTGAGCCGCTTTCAGATTTTTCGGAAAGCATATCTGTCTGTCGCTGAAATCGGCTTCGAAGCTCTGCATTATACGGACATAATCCGAATAATCGTCGATATTTACATTCTGCTTTAAAATGTACTTCGCAATTTCGTATTTGTCGGTCTTGAGTTTTTTCTTGAGGCTGTCGAGTGTGCCAAATGAATATCCTATATGTTTATTTATTTCTATAAGACGGTCAAGGCTGGTAATCTTAGAAAATTCTTCTTTTATTCTAAGATAGTCTCTGTACCCGATTTGCCCTTTGCGAATCGCCCGCATAACATCTTTTGTTACGCCGAGCATTTTGTGCGGTTCGGTTTCAGCCCAGTTGATCATGTCTTCATTGTACTTAACACTGCTATATAAGCCACACTTAATGAGTGCCTCAACATTTTTGTGTGCCTGCCAGAATTTCAGATATGATATGCTTCCGAAGTTCTCGCTTATTGCCGAATGAGCACAAGCTGTTCCTTTTAATGCAGGAAAATTAACGAAGCTGTAACTGCTATAATTGGGAAATACAGGCTCGCTAAATTCCGCTCGTAGCCCCCAGCCTGTCACTACCTTTGCGTAGTAACCGTTTTTACTCTTCCATGCGTATTTAGGACCATAACGGAACGCCTGATTTGCTGTGAACAAATATCGCTGAACCTCATTGATTGCGATATGTGGCATAATCTCGTGAGCGTAAAAAAACAGCGTAACCGTATAAAACCGTATGTACAGATTATCGGTTTTGCCGTCTGATAAAAACACTCCGACATTTGATTTACATTCCACTACCGAACCGTGAAAATTGTGATAATTGTATATCGCAGTGACAGTTTCGCCGCAGTGCGAGCATACGGTAGTCTGTCTGTGTTTGATCGAGCTGTCATACTCACCGGGATACAGCTTTTCTTCGCATGCCGTGCAATATGCTGTGCCGCCATTATCTATAATAAGATACTTCATCGGCAACGTCTTTCTAATTTCACGTTCAAGCTCCGCTGTAAGCGGCGGAAAATTGTCTGTATAGCTTTCGGCTTCTTTTCTTGTCATACTGCCGCACCTCAGAAGTCAAGCAGGCTGTCAAGGTCAAGCTGTAGCTTGCCGCTGTCTGCTGCTGTGGAAGTTTTGCTGTTGCTGAATCCGCCGTCACCGAGATCAAGCGTCATAGTGCATTTTATATCCGCACCGGGAAAGTAAAACGCTACAGCACGCTTGTAACAATCGAGATCGGATATGTGTTCCTTAGCTCCTGCAACGCTTGCCTTTAGGCAGTCGGCAAAAGACTTGTCCGACTGCTCTATAGCCTGTGCAAATTCGCTGTTCTGCTTTGCAAAAATGCAGATTTCGTCAAGCACATAGGACTTAACAACGTTTTCATATTTGCCGAGCTTTACGTTTTTCAGCTCGGCTGTAAGTTTTTCTTTTATATCCATTGACTTTTTCTCCTGCCAGTGTTATACTGGTCTTGCGTAAATATTTGTTTTGCTCCCTTACGGGAGCTCTTTTTTTTACTCTTCTTCGATGTTCTCAACATCATATCCGCACTCCGGACAACACGGTAATGTTTCCCACGCAGGTGCGCCGTGACACTCGCCACGATACTCGGTGTAATGTCCGAGTTCCGAGGACGAGCCTGTCCAGTCGCAACGCTCACATTTATACATCGTCTTCGTCCTCCTCGCCTTCGCAGTCTGTTACATTGATATTGTTCACAATGCCGGCAAGTGCTTGAACAATTGCCATTACTTCTTCGTAAGTAGCAACCGTTGTGCTAACTTTAAACTTCATTTCTTCTTCCCCCTCTTTCTTTGTATCTCTGCCACCTGCCTTGCCCGGCGGTAGTTTTGCTGTTGCTCAATTGTGGCTCTCGCCTTCCAGGCGACATACTCGCCATACGTCATGCCGTGATCGGTGGCTTCTTTTGCGATTTGCTCAAGATCTGTCATTGCGTCCACCCCCGATCATATCCCTATACCATACCTTCATCAGCCATCCCAGCCCGTACCAGACCGCAACAGCGACTATTGCAACGGGGAGCATTTCGCCGCCGATAGCCTTGTATCCTCTCTGGGCATACGCCAGCACCGACATCTGTATGTACATCATTACTGCCGCAGAGGCTGTTATCCAGGCTCTGAGGAGCAGGGACAGTATACAGGCAATTATCTTAGATATTTTCATTTTTACCTCCTTATTAAAGTAACCTTCCTTCGTACCACGCTATAAATCGCAATGGATGAATCTCATACTTGTATTTACCGCCTGCACAATGCCGTGCAATACCAAAATGATAATCACCCGAGCGAAGCATATCATCAACCGTCTGTGTTGATACGTCAAGCAAATCGGCTACTATCTCCTTTGGCACTTTCTTATGCCGGAGAATAGCAGGCTTGTACTTTTCTTCCCACTCTCTTTCAATGTTGGCTTCCATGCTCTCACCTCCTGTTTGTTGCAAAACCTTTCCGCTTGTGATACAATGAAAACAAAAATAGAAAGGTGCGATAATCATTGTACATCTCCCGTGATGAATATAAGCTCTTGAAACAATTTTACAAAAGCGACGGTTTTGCCATTAAAAATGACATATCCGACATTCTTTTGGAAAAAGGTTTTCTACAGCATAAGCAAATCAAAATTATGCGTGACGGTAGTCGCCAGTGTTCAGCTGAGCTTGTTATTACCAACAGCGGCACAATTGCTTGTGAAGACTATGCAGATTTCAAGACTTCAAATTTTCGCTCTTGGGCAGCTATTTTCATTTCAATTTTATCGTTGCTCATATCTTTGGTTTCTTTATACGGTTCTGTATTTTAATTTTACATACAGAACAAGTACGGCAACGACAAGAGACACAATAGAAACTGCCAATGATACTTTACTTGTAAAATCGGGGTCAAGCATTTTGTCCTCGATTTTTTCTTTTATATGCCTCAGATTCATGTCCTCACCTCCTCCGGTTGTTGCTATAGTTTCTTTTAGGAGCTCATATTTCACTGAGTAAGGAATCAACTGAACAGTCTAATATTACAGCTAATTTCTTCAGCTTTATGATATCGGGTTTTCTTGCTCCTGTTTCCCACATTCCAATAGTAGACTTACTGACATTCAGTAAATTAGCCAAATTTTCTTGAGTAAGCCCCTTTTTTAACCTGTATTTTTTTATCGTAGTTGACATTGTTTCACCTCCTTCTGTCTTCCTTCTGTGGATATTATATCACATATTGCAGACTTGTCAACAGTTTTATGCACAATTCGTGGACTTGCACAAAACACAAAGTTTTTTATTGACATTTTTCACAAAACGTGATACTATGTTCACAAGGAGTGATTTTTATGATTTCTACAAAAATTAAAGACCTAAGAATTAAAAATGATATTACTCAAGAGCAATTGTCAAAAGAACTTAGTGTTGCAAAGAGTACAATAGGTATGTGGGAAAATGGTCGCAGAGAGCCGGACATTGATATGATTAAGAAAATTGCAAAATATTTCAAATGTCCTGTTTCGTCATTACTCGACGATAAAATTACCTTAAACTTCGTTCCTCACGAAATTGATGAAGATGATGCTTTGATAAAATGTCCTATATGCGATTATGAAATAACGCATTTTGAGGGAACTAAAACCATTTGTTTTGACAACCAAAAAAGCGATGGTATAGCACTTGAATTTTCTTGTGAAGACGGTCATAGGTTTTATCTTATAATAGAAAGTTTCAAAGGCAATTCTTATGCTGTTTTTGCTGATGAAACTTGTTCAACATTTAAACCATTAAGTCATGTTTTTGAAAACACACCAATTTCATTAAGTAATTTATGGAATATTACCAATAATAAAAAATATCAATCTTTAGACGCTTTCGGCAAAAAAGCAGTTGATGGACTTCTTGACATTGAATACGATAGAGTATCAAAGTCTAAAAAACCCACTTTTATGTTTTCTCATTTTAGTGTTAATAAAGTATCTGCTGGTTGCGGCTATTCACTTGACGATCCTGATCAATGGAAATCTTTAAGAGTAATTGATAATGAAGTTGCACGAAGAGCAGATTTTGCAGTTGAAATAGATGGTCATAGCATGGAACCGACCTATTCAGACGGAGATATTGTTTATATCGTGAAAACCAATGAAATTCCAAAAGGAAAAATAGGTTTATTTATTCAGAACGGAAAAGGTTACATAAAAGAAGCAGGGGATAACTGTTTAGTATCCCACAACAAAGAATATAAGAACATATATCCGTCAGACGGTGATATCGAATGCGTTGGCAGAGTTATAGGGGTAGCTGAGCCAGTATAGTAATCTAAAAATTACCGCTAAGGTCGTGAAACGCTACCTTAGCGATGGTCGTCCTCTACATGAGGGCGTGGATTGAAATAGGAGAGGGGAAAATTCCCCAGTCCGAATATTTCGGTCGCCCTCTTCACGAGGGCGTGGATTGAAAAAACGAAAGTAAAATTGCGTTGGTTGATTTTGTGTCCCCGGGGACACAAAAAAACTGTACGGAATTTGTCGCCTCGGGGAGACAAATCGGAGTAAATGTTGAATCGATTCAACAAATTGGGTAGACAAATAGCCCAGTCATCTGAAAAATTTGTGCAGACGTCTGCACATTTATACGAGGGTGTTTCGGGTTGTTGCGGGTTTTCGGGTTTTTCTAACCTTTCATACGGAAAAAGAAAAAAATAAATATATATAAAAGGTATTGGAAAACGGCTCAAACCCGCAACACCCGCAACACCCACAACAAGATATTATTAAATACCAGAAGATTTTGTCCAATCGATTGGACATTTGTACGAGGGTGTATAGTGGTGTAGGGCTTAAGGGTTTTTCTAACCTTTCATACGGAAAATGAAAAAAATAAATATATATAAAAGGTGTTGGAAAACGGGCAAAACCCTTCACCACCTTACACCGAACGACTATAAAATACCCGAAAGTTTTGTTCAGTCAACTGAACAAAAAAAACTAAAATATTTTCCCTAAACCTCTTGACATACTGCTTGCAGTATGATATAATATATACAGGAGGTGAGGAAAAGATGCCAAAGAGAAAAAAGAAAAAGGCTACCGCCATTGAGATAGCCGACATCGTAATCAAAGCAGTTGTTGCAGTCGCCGCTTTGATAACAGCAATCAGTCAATGGAAATAGCCTGAACCTGAGGGGCGAAAGCTCCTCCCCCTTGTGGGGTACTTATATTATACCACAGTGAAAGGAGTTTTACAAGTGAAAAAAAGTGATATATGGTTTCTCGTTCTCGCAGTATTTTTTATGCTTGATGTTGCTTCTGCGTGGAATATATGGATTAACATTTGCACTATAATCTGCGCAATTGTCGTACTGGCTGAATGTACCGTAAGATTGATAGGAGTGATAAGAAATGCCCGAAACAAAGCGTAAGACCCACACATCAACGCAGGTGAAACAGAGATATAACGATAAAGTGTACACCGCCATGACGTTCCGTGTACCCAAAGAGCTTGCCGCAGAGTTCAAGCAGATCTGCACCGATAACAATATTTCACAGGCACAGATCATCAAGGACGCTATGGCGGAGCTTGTGGAGAAGTATAAATAAGCCCTTCCCCGCCGTAACAAGCGGGGAAAAAATTTAGGAGGTGTTTATTATGAGAGCACGCAAAAAGGGCGACGGAAGTTTCAGAAAGCTTAAAACAGGCCAAATAGAATTGACCATAAGTGATGGCTATGATATTTTCGGAAAAAGATTACGTTACCGATTCTACGGATCTACGGAATCAGAATGCCGTAAGAAGTACAAAGAGTTTATCAAGAGCGGCGGAGAATCAAAGCGAGCAACCGACGACTATTCGCTGTCGGAATGGATTCCTGTGTGGCTGGACACATACAAGAAAAACAACATACAGCGAAGCACGTTTGAAGAATATAAGTATCTCTTACAAAAAGTGAGCGATCATAAGATAGGCAAAATGAGTTTGAGTGACATCAAGCCCATCCATATTACCGATTTTTTTGCGAACCTTGATTACAGCCAAAGTATTCGGAAGCGGTTACGCTTTTTGTTAAATGCCTTATTTGAGGACGCAGTAGACAACGATTATTGCACAAAGAATCCCGTTACAAGAGCGCAGATAGCCAAGAAGAAAGCAGGACAGAAGCAAAGTTACACAGAGGAAGATACAATAGAAATCTTAAATTTTGCCAAAAACGACGATACTTTCGGGCTTCCGATAATCATTCTTTTGTCAACAGGAATACGCTCCGGCGAGCTGAGAGCTCTATCACCGGGAAAGTTTGATTTTAAACGTAGCTGTGTACTTATCGACAGTGCTGTTAAGCGTGATGGAACGATAGGCCCGCCAAAGAACGGCAAGGAGCGAATAGTACCTATCAATAAGAATGTAATGGCTTTTATTGAAGAAAAAATCAACAGAGCTCAGAAGTACGTTATCGCTGATTACATTGTCACAGAATCAAGCCTGCGAAGCAGATATATGTGGTTCTTCGATCGTCTTAATAAGCAACTTGCGACTGACGGAAAGCAGCCTATAGAAGTTTTACCGCCGCATTCAACACGACACACATATAGCACGCTGATGCAGGCACGAGGAATGCCGACTGCCGTTGTATCGAAAATTCTCGGTCATCAGTCTTTAGAAGTAACCGGCGGTTACACACACATGGACGATTATAAGATACTTTCTGAAGCAGTTGACAAATACACAATGGCGTAATTGTGGCGTAATCGCCAATTCCAACACAAAATCCCCAAAAAAGAAAAACCCCCTCAATCGCAATGACAGAGAGGATTTACGCATGGCTGGGATAGCGGGATTTGAACCCACGAGTGACGGAGTCAAAGTCCGTT